ACCTTCCTGTTGATAATGCTTGGGATTTACTACGTTTAATTCAGCCATTTATACCTCCTTGATTGTTATGTTATATATAGCTTCGGTTAATTTCTTTTTGATTCGATATACTGAGGTCTTTACACCTTTAACGTCCTCGACCACTTGTATACCATCTTCGTTATAGATAAAGTCAGCGATGTATGTGCATATTTTCTTACCATTTACCTCAATCGGAAACTTTGGTTGTAACACCAGGTCTGATATTCTTTCTTCTTGCAACAGGAACTTCAACTCCTTGTATCGCAGTGCTTCTTTCTTCGAGGCAAACATGATTCCGTCTACCTCGGTTCTAATTGCTCTGTATTTATTCACTGCGTACCATTTTCATTAATCTCAAGTGTTCGCCCCATTTATAACATACCCACCCATAATATCCTTCTGGCTTATGATGTTTCTCGATCCAATCATCTACAATCTCTTGAGCATTCTGACAATCTGGATACTTTCCGATAAAGATATCGTTACCTGGCGGAGGATAGATTGACTCCACTAATATCCATAATGCTATTGCCGTCTTACCAAACATCAACCGAACAACTGTTTAAATTTACTATCATCACCGATCGACACGTCACAGTAATGTTCTACTAATCTATTCATAGAAATTCTTTTTCTTTTCGATTCTTTTTTTAACTTACTGTACACTTTGTCATCTAATCTTACTACAAATGCCTTCATTACAATCCTTTCATTCTCTGCCTAAATGCACTCTTTCTGGGAAGGAAAAAACGTGAAATAAAAAAAAGTACATTTAGGTATTGTAAAGATATCATAAATATATTATATGTATACTAGGCAATGATGCCTATTACAAAAGAAGGAGATAAACGTGTATATAACTAAAATTAATAACAAAACTAATGAGGTTAAATGTACTGACAAAATTATTAACCACGTTCTTCCAGGTCTACCACCAGAAGATGGTAAGAGTTGGAGAGTAAAGTTGGTATTAAAAGGCGATAAGTATGGCTTAGATAATTGTCTTACTCATGATAAAGATGAGCCAATGGTGGAGTTTTATGATCTATCATATCCAGAAACATTCGGAGAAGATGGTCAGTTTGTTTCCAGATATAGCCTTGGCACTATCTTGTTTGAAGGTTGTGGTTTTTCTAGGCAACAGCTTATGAACGCAGACGAGAGAAATCCAAAATATGGTATTGATTTGCAAGGCGATGTTGATGGATGGGAAATGTCTGCTGATTGTCTTACTGAGGTATTGGAGCAGATTAAAATCTTGTACATAAAAAATCAGTTAGCTCCTTCTTACTCAGAGGAAGAGTTTTTTAGTTTTGCTAATGCTAGCTAATCACATGGTCAAGGGGGTACACCAAAAGTTGCCCCCAAATTTAAAGGAGAAAAACATGAAAATAGATAAGAGATCAAAAGAATGTGTTTATATAACAATCAATGGTTGGGTTTACTATATTGATGACTCAACAGGAGAACAAATATTACAGAAGTGGAAGGAGGAAGATAAGTAATGATACTAGCTTATATTAGAAACAGTGACGATGACTCAAAACATATGGTGGCGAGTCGTCAGAAATTTATTATTCAAGAGTATATTAAGTCCAACAATCTTACTGATGAGATTATCTTTATCGAGGAGATTGGTGTGTCTGGTAAAGTTCCTATATATCAACGTCCTAAACTTGGATCATTCCTCGATACAGTTCCTGTTGGCACTACAATACTTGTTGCTGATATTACAAGGCTAGGCAGACTTGATCATGATATGATGAAGTTCAGAGATGATAAAAGATTTAATCTAGTTATTTGTAACAATCCAACAATTACCGAGGAGAGTAATAGACTTGTTTTCGGTATGACTTCTATGTTCTCAGATCAGTATCGCAGAGACTTATCCAAAAAACAAAAAGAGAAATGCCAAGAGATGCAAGCCTCGATAGTTGATAAAGGATATTACATTACTAAATCTACAAATCGCAAAATGACTAAGCTCGGTGTTCATGGGTTCATGGATAAGGCGAGAGCCAAGGCTAGTCAATCCAGAAAAGAAAAGGCTAACTTTTACATTGGTCAGATCAGAATACATCTGGAGGATGCACAGAATCATTCCGAGTCATTGCTCGGTATGGCAAACTATCTAAATGCAAGAAGTGTAAAGACATCTAGAAATAGTTCATGGTCTGCTTCTACTGTAAAACGTGCATTAGATAGACTTCAAACACTTTAACAAAGGAGATATTATGAGTGTTTATTTAAATAAAGTAAGACGATTCGTAAGGAAGCATTACGATTTTTTTCCAATCATATTTTATGCAGCTGTAATCATGTTTATGTTATATGCATTTATGATTGTCGGTTGTGCCTTGGACGATGCTTGTTACGAGGTTCACATGAGATCAATAGAGGAGGTTCCGTATGTCTACCCCCAAGAATAAATATAGCAGAGACGGATTCGAGATCGGAGCTTCTAAGATCGGTGTAGTCGTTCTAGGTAAGAATGATTTCGGCATGACCAGAGAAGGTCTGCGTCAAAGATTCGTTGACATCAGAGAGAATCCAGATGTTATCCAGATGGATACTACTAGATTCCAAGATGCAGCGGATCGAGGGAACTACCTTGAGGATGGATTACTCCAATGGGTAGCAGATAAACTTGATAAAATGGCGGAGGAACGTGATGAATAAATGGGTATCATTAACTAAACCGACTAAGGCCTATCGTCTGGAGAAGTATCGTATGGCAGCTTCTTTGGATGGAGTCCTCGAAGTTCATGGTGGAGCTATCCCTTTTGAAGATCCTCAGACAGGCGAGGTCGTTATGCTTGAGGGTAAGGGATGCTGTGAGATTAAGACTCAAGGGTACAATGATGGTCCTCCCACATACGAGAATATACTACAAGTCCAGGCTCAGATGTTATGCTCTGGATTTAAGTGGGCGATAATCGGCAAGCTCGGTCCACGTCTCAAGTTCGAGATGTTCGTCTTTAAAGGTGACGCTGATTTACAAAACACTATCATAGAATATGTCCAAGACTTCTGGAACAAGGTCGATAATAATCTCGCCTACGATGATGACCAGGAGCCAGAGAAAAGTTTTGTCGATTGGACGGAACATAAAACTGCGAATAAGTTGACCGATTTAGTCAACAATCATGAGTATGCTATTGAGCAGATCAAGGAATGGACGGATAAAAAGAATGTCATGAGAGATTCAATTATATCTATGTTGCAATCCGAGAATGTGAAGTACGTTACTATTAATAATAAAAAGGTAGCAGTAGATACTGTGATTAGAAAAGCTACACCAGAGAAAGTCGTAGCAGCTAAACCAGAAACTAGTCATACCAAATTAACAATTAAGGAGATCAAAGATGAATGAACTTAAAAAAATGCTAGAAGAAATTAGCGAACTAAATAAAACACATGGTGTAACTCAGAAAGGTGGTAAGAAATATAATACAGTTGCCCAAAGGGTGGAGATATTTAGAAAACATCTTGGCACTACTTATGGTATTCAAACTTTTTTAAAACATGACGATGGAAAAAGAATTGTTATGAAGGCTATAGTCAAAAGTCTTGAAGGAGATATCATTGGGTCTGGATATGCAGAAGAAATTAGAGGTCAAGGTTATGTAAATAAAACCTCAGCGATGGAGAATGCAGAATCTTCTGCGATCGGTCGAGCCTTAGCTTGTGCTTTTGCATTGCATGGAGGTGAATATGCCTCGGCTAATGAGATGGACACTGCTCAACGCAATGAACAAGCCTCTAATTTGCCTGTCAGTGAGCAGAAAGGGGGCAAGTCGACTCGTACTAACCAAGATTTAAAGGAAGCTATACAGAGGTCTGAGAATGCTAAATACAGACTATCGTATCCTGGTAACAAGTCTGAGCACTTTGATGACATAGAAACAGCTATTGAGTCTATAAATAAGTGGTTATGGACAGTAGAAACCTACGAAGAGAAACCTAAAGACCAAAGGCTTATGGCAATCGGAGCTTTCTTTGAGCAGAATAAACCGATTATGGATATCATGAGAAAAGAAAAACCAGATGAGCTTGCGGAAGTAGATGCGAGGGTGAAGAGGTTTGAAGATGACTAAGCCATTAAAAGAAAGTGTCTATGACTTTATAATATCGTATGTATCAAGCAATGGATTCCCTCCCACACAAAGTGAGATCGCCGATAGCTTGAATCATAATACACGTTCAGCGGTTCAGTTGGCTTTATCTAATCTTGAAAAAGAAAATAGAATATCGAAGGTCAAAGGACTAGCTCGATCCATCCGAGTTATCTAACTCACTTATAGCCTTTTCCCAAGTGGAGGAGGCTATACTTTTATCATCAAATATTTCTACCTTTAATCGTCTAGTAACACTCGTCTGATGTATTATAGGTATAAAGTATACGTTCTCATGGGGAATAGATACGAGTGCTATAATGTCGCAATGCTCTCTGGTGTACGGAACTTTCTTCTTACTTGAGTAACTCGTAGTCCACATGAAGTGTGAAGGTCTGGAACTATCTGGAACACTCCGAGCTTTTACCTGCACTCTATATAATTTACCTTTAGTTGTCGCAATGATATCAGATCCGTTAAGTGGATTGATTGTATTCTCAATACCCATTTGAGTTAGTCTAAGAGCTGCGATCAGTTCACCGATTCGCCCTGTAGCTACTTCAGACATTACACTAGCAGACCCTTATGATATTGCTTACCATCGAATGTTAATACTTCTCCTCGGTTCTCACCAGAGGTCAGACTTACATGAACCCAACCACTATTCATATCGCCTTTCTTATAACACTCCAGAATACATTGATCGAAAGGAAAGTGATTGATTATCATCTCCGCTAGACTCAAAGTACTCAATGAAAGGCATTCAATATCCACAGCTTCGCCCTTGCAATGCTGAGACATCTGACTTGATCCAATAGCCAGAGACAGCTCCGGTGTTCTCCAACCGCTAGTAATGATTATTGGGGAGTCCACTTTCTCTCGGAGGGGTTCGAGTATCTGAGTGCAAAGGAAAGAAAGTTTAGGAATGATATCCTCTGGAGGAGTATTGTCTATTCCCTTACGAGCAGCAGTCTGGCTTTTCGTAAATTCTTCTAGCTTGAAATGTTTGGATAACTGCATTTTACTTCGTAAGTTTTTTATGTTTCTCGAATGACCGCAAACCACCCAAGCCCAACATACCAAGAAGAACAGTCATCAGTGTTTCCATGTCGAATGTGGGTATCTCCATCTTGAGTCCGAATAAAGCTAAAAAAAATATTAGGAATGGTTGAATAATGAAATGATATCCCATAGCTAGAGTGCATATCCATCCACACGCAGGTCTCCATCCTGCTATCCACCAATGCCTAGACTTTGCCTCTTCCTTATTTACTTCGATCTGAGACTTGGCAATTTCATGTGCTTGTTTATCAGCCATCGTACTTATCTCATGAGCTAGTTTATTCTTCTGATCTTTATCCTCGATGAACTTATCAAGTAAACTTGTCACAGGTCCTATAAGTGCTGTTAACATATTATCTCCTAGTGTACGTTAAAGTGATCGCTAAATATCTCGGCATCAGTATTCAGCATTATGTTTAAATGTTTTGCTAACTTCTCAGCATCCTTCATATCATTACATCCATAGAATCGTATACACACTGTCGGAGGTTGTTTCTTCGACTTATGTTTCTCAACCTCAACTGTAAATGTATAAAATTCGTTTGTCATATTATCTTTAATAATTTTAGTTCATAATAAATAAAAAGCAATAGTCCAGATATTGCGGTAACAGTTACGATTATTGTCTTTCTTCTTTCTGCTTGACGTTCAGCTTCCTTCAGTTGTCTTTTCTTCTCTGCTCGCACTGATGCTATCTCAGCTTGTAGTCTTTCCCATTGACCTGGGCTACCATATAACGCAAAGATTTCTCGCAGTTCATTTCTCATGTTACGGAGTTCTTCTTTACGAAGATGGGCTTCTATTGCTTGTGCCTCCACAGAAGAAAATCTGCCAAGTAAACTCCTGCCTTTCTTCTCTGCTTTGACATCGAGGTTAGCCTCGCCCACTGCCCATCTAGATATGTATCCAGACATAGAACTAAGATCCTTGCCGATTTTAATACCTTGCATTATAACGGAATGTGCAGACTTAACTGCTGCGAATGCTGAGATTGGATCAATCATAACTTGATAAACGCAGATACGAGTGCCACTATCACCGCTACTGTGTTTGCCATCATTACTGTCTCAAGTCTTTTTATTCTAGATTTTAAATCCGATATATTCTCGTGGATGTTTTTGTATCTCTCAGAACAAACTTCCTCATGCTTGCTGATTCTCATCTCATTCTTATCGGCTTTGGTTGTCATGACTTCTTCCTAAACAAATCTCCATCTGCTTTTTTAACAGTGGCTTTTCCTTTGGCATGAGCTTTTAGTCTAGCAACAGCCCAGGCATGAGCTGACATACCACTTTTGCTACCGCTGGAATAATAGGCTCCTAACCCTCTACGATAGATTTTGTTTGCTCTATCCGATCCAAACATTTTTTTATATTTTTCTGGTGCAGACATATCAACCCCTTGCTCTTTGTTTACTTATTCTATCCATCATTGCAGGTGTTAGTTTCCCTTGTTTGTAGAGTTTGGCTGTACGTTTAATCTCAGCTTCTCTTGACTTAGGATTCTTTGCACCACTCACATATTTCTTAGGAACTCCTCCCTTGGTTTTTGGAACTGTCCTAAACTTTCTCATTAATGATCTCATCAGAATATCATCCACAAAACTAAATTAATAATAATATATGTAGTCATTTCTTTTTCTTTTTCTTAGTCATTGGTTTTGTTTTTCCGTATGCCATTACTTCTCCTTTCTATACCCCCATCTATTCTCGGACTTATCCCATACACCTTTCATAGCTTTAGGTATCTTAATTAAAAAATTACCAAATTGAATAAGATTTTTAGTAATCATCATCTTTTATAATCCTTAATATCTTCATCATCTGGTAATGTGTTCATTGTAGCTTTAGTCTTAACTGATCTATCTTCATTATATTCTGTAACAAACAATGCTTTTAATTTATCAAGAGTATCGCAATCACTTATTGCTTGTATTATTTTATCAGCTTCTGTTCTCACTGATGCTCTATACGTTGTAACTGCACTTGGTATAGATTTACTAGAATCTTCAGCTTTTCTTACTACCATCCAATCTGTAGGTGCTAATAAACTAGATGCTTGTTTTTGTATTTGTTCTGTATATATGGTTTTTAAACCTTTACTCGCTACATCTCCTACATCTTTATTATCTGGAATAACACCATCAGTTTTATTTTGAGAAGTATATAAAGTATCAGTTATTTCTTTATCTTTCTTATTAATAGTTTCTGTAACTGTACCTTTAGAATCATCTATTTTATAGGATGTAGTTGTTGGAGTTTCAAATCTATTATCTGGTGTTGATCCAGATATAAACTCATAAACACCGATATCCTTTAGCTGTGCTTTAGTCCAATATTTATATATATCTTTTGGATGAACAACATCTCCTACTGTAATAGGTTTGTTGCCATTATTTATTTCAACTAATTTACTATTTTTAACTATTGCCCACATAATATCTCCTTATATCATATTTATTCATATTTATCTAGCAGTAGCAGGTGAAACTCCGTTTCCTGTGAAGGGATGAGAAGCGAAAGCCATAAAAATATAAGAGCCACCAGATGCATTATTAGAGTTTAAAGTGTTTCTTATTTTAAAACCATTTGATAGAAAATCCATAGTTATTGCCGAAAGATCGGATTCACCACCTGCATAGTCAGTCATTAAAGGTGAGCCAATAGGATTAGATGGATATGTAACATCATTAATCATTGACCAATTACCACCAGTGCTAGAATCTGTTCGTTTAATCATTAAAAAAGACGGCGTAAATCCAGTATAAATCATCGGACCATCTGTACTGCCGTTTCCAGAGTAGCTAGAAAATTTACTAAAACCATCAACTTCGTGCCAACAATAAGCTAGCATTTTATAGGTATTATAATTTGTTGTTGCTGAAGTGCCTACACTAAATACAGAACTTGTTGGTGCTGTATTATTCCATGTTACCGCACTTGCTCTACTTTCTGTATTTTCATTTAAATATAAAAAATTAGCAAACCCACTAGGGTCTGCTGAACAGCCTACAGAAAAACCAGAAACTTGGGCATCTAAAACTTTGATCATAACCCAATTAGGTGCAACACTCAACCCATGTCCAACTGTAGCATTACTTCCTGTTCCAGTATATTGTACTATTGAAAAGCCAGATGTAGTATTTGCTTGTACAGTTGAAGTAATTGAACCATCAGAATTGCTTGCAGTAGTGCCTCCATTAAGTAACCAATTAAATGAACTAAATGTTCCTCCACTTGCATTTGCATCTCCAGAACTACCTACAGTAAAACCATCTGTACCAAATACTTTTAATCCATTAGTTTCTGTACTTTCTGCATCTTCTTTATTAAGTTTTATTGCTTTAGTTACACCTCTTGATGTATCATAAACACCCCAATCAGCATTACCACTATCTCTTCTTTTTAACCATGTTGAATCTGGTGCAAAACCCACACCTGTAACTGCATTGTCTGAACCAGTACCACCATAATTAACTGTGTTAAAATAATCTTTTCCATTTGGTATTGTTGGTGTTGCCATATTATCTTCCTACGATCCTAAATTTTTTGTACAGTTTGCTAAAAATCCACTTGGTACTGAATACTTGAAGTTACCTACTCCATTACCATCACTATTACCACCAGCAGTTTCTTGTCCAGCAAAAGTTCCATCTTGTCCAAAGTTCCAAGTTACTGTTAGTCCATTAGCAGAACCTTTCCAACCACCCCAAACAATAGCTCCTATTCCCTCACCAAAATCTGTTGTTGAATGTTGATATACTTGACCAGTTCCATTTGCTGGGTCACCACTATTTCTCCAAGTTCCATTTACACCTACCCACCATTTTCTAGTAGTAGGGTCATATGCCATCATTACTATATCACCTGTTGTTATTGTTCCTCCAATATTAGCACTAGCATTACCACCATTTAACCATATATAACCACTAAGATAATTTGTTTGAAATACCAAAGTGTTATCATCATCATCTCCACCAAATGTTCCAAGTCCTAATGTACCACCATAATTTGATTGTGCATCTACTCTAACTTCACAATAAGATTTAAAACCTAATTCTTGTGTCGTATAAAATTGGTCATCACCACTTAAAACATTTGTTAGATTACCTTGACTAAGTGCACCACCATTTAATGGGTTTAATGGATTCATTGTGTTAAAATTATTGGTAGGTGAGTCAGCCACTTGGTCATGTGAGGCAAGTCCACTTGTTGTTAAATCATTACCACTTCCTGACTCATCATCTCCTAAATCAGCACTATCTCTACCATCAATATAAAAACCATTAGTGCCAAATGTTAGACCACTAACATCTTTAGGTACCCATATTCCATCTGAAGTTGTTTCACCAAAGCTAGATGGGTCTAGTGCTTGTCCATCAATGTAAACCATTTCTGATGCATAATATTCACCATTGTAACCACTACCACTAGGGTCAATGCCTATCCACATTTTTTCACCACTAAGATTCCAATCTGTATCTGTATTTTGAGTTGGATAGGCTTCTGATGAAAAATTAGTTTCTCTTTGTCCGTTAACATAAATACGGATTCTTTCACTTGCAGTTGAGTCGGTAGTGTCAACAACTATAACAAAATGGTACCATGCTGATGGATCACGAAAAACTCTAGTACCTATTAATAACCCAGACCAAGAACCATTATAGTACATATATGCATTTAAAACATTTGCTGTAGTTAAATATAAACTACTTGAACCTATTCCATGTGTAACTCCTGGCATTGGTAAAGCTGTATTTACACCAAGTTTTCCAAGTTTAACCCAAAAACTACTTGTAAAAGTTTTTCTATTTCCAGTGCTTGATGGTGTTCTGTGCATATAGGCAGTATCAGCAGAGTTAAATCTAATTGATTGGTCTATAGAGTATGTGGTTGTGTCAGATTTATGCCATAATTCGTTACTAAACATATTCTATCCAAATGCAAGTTGAGGGCTACCTAGTAATATAGAGTTGTCAGCTTTTATTATATAAGGTACGACATCGTATGCACTATTAGTTGAACTTAAACTTAACCCTCCTGCGGCAGGTGTTTCATAATCTGTGCCTAAAGTTACTGTTCCTGCACTACCACTACTTGGCTGTATAAATATCATTACACCTGTTTGCCCTACATTACCTGCTTCAGTTGTAGGATTGGTCAAAGTATTTGCACCACTTCCTAGAGTAAGAATAAAGTTTTGATTAGCATCAAAGTCTAATGTTTTGCTAGTAGATATTGTAGCTGTTTCTGTTTTGGAAACTTGTGCGGTTGTATATGTGCCTGTTAATTGTGAAACATTAATTGTTTTGTTGGTAAGAGTTTGTGTAGCAGTGGCACCTACAAGTTCTTGATTACCGCCTGGAGGCAAAGTTAATTCATTTGTTACTCCTGCGCTATGAGGCTGTGCTTTAACTATTTGTCCATGTGAATTACTTTCGCAGTTAAATTGTATTGCACCAGAATTTGTATTACCTTTTACTGTTACATGACCTGTTCCATTTGGTGCTAATTCAAGGTCTCGATTACTTGTGGTAACAATATCAAATGTAACTAAATCTAAATTAGCCCCTAATTGTGGAGATGTATCATCCGCAAGTGTAGCTATACCAGATCCTGTTGCTCCTGTTGGTATTCCCAATGTTAGACTCAATGCATCTCCAGTGATACTAGCAGCTCCTGTCGCACTCGATCCTGGTGACAAGGTATTCGTAGTAACACTTACTGACGTGACACCCTTACTTAATAATGTTAAAGCAGTTCCTGCTGTATTGTATCCAATTACTTTATTAGAGTTATCCGAGGCAGTATCGTTATACGGAACTATTAGACTTGGCGGTGTTGAGCCTGTAACAAACTCTGGTAACTGTAAGGTTCTGTCAATCTTTTCCTCGAACTGCTGAAGAACCATGATAGTGTTATCGAAGTCTGTCTCTAGTGCCGCCGCTGTAAACGAAGCTCCTGTAGAATATACACTCTCCCTCGATAAAGGTTTGTTGGCTAAGATGGTTAGTTTCTGTCCTGTAGTTGGAGCTGAAGAAAAATCAACTGTACCTGTTCCATTAGTGGCTATTGTTACTGTGTAGTTTGCAGATAGAGTGAGTGTAGTCTCACCGAGTATAACCTTTAATTCACTGTCGGCATTGATCTGGAAACTAAAAGCGAACTGTGTTTGTGAGCCATTGGTTGTATATTGGACACGTCTGGTGGTGTCGTTAATGTCGAAGGTTGCCATAAAAACTCCTATATAATTTATACACTATATCACTTGCTTTTTCAATGTTAGTTCTTCTCAAGTAATATATCTATCTTATCAAATACTTTGTTTACCCTTTGTATTTCTTTTTGTTTGTTGTATTCCTTAAATAATTCATGTGACTCTAAAGGTGTTTCTGTCATTCTTTTTACAGCATTCTGTCGTCTAGATTTGTATACTCTTTCTAATTCAATAAACTTTTTTTCATTGCTTAATGTTTTATATTGTGGGTCTTTAATAACAGACCTCATGATTCCTTTTAAATCATCAGACTTATCGTAACCTGGTTCAGCAGGCATTCTTCCACGTCCATCCATTAAACTCCATACCTCATTAAATCTATCCTTTTGGTCAGCATTTAATTCAATGCCGTCAATTTTCTTTACATCCCATACGAGTCCAAGAGCTTTACCACCAGAAGGAAAAAGAGCTAGGTTTGTAAGTTCTTGCTCAACGTCATCCATTTTAACAGTTCTAACTTGAAACGGACTAAAGACTTGCCCATATCCACCCATTATATTCTCAGAAGCTCCTATGTCTTTATAGAACATTCCTTTTTGTGGTTGGTATCTATCATTAAATTGAGGGTTTTTTATAAATAGCTGTCTGCGTTTATCATGAAATGCTTTAAAGAATGTATGCATTTTTGATCGTTCCGATAAAGAATAGTCAAAAGTTGGGTCTTCCCTTTCTGGACTTTCAGATCTTTCAATAGACCTATAAAAAGAAGATGCAGGAGCTACAACAGGAATATCATATTCTTCCATATATTTAATTACTGTATTCCCTATAGGTAATCCTAAAGGATTTAAGCCACTCAAGGTAGTACCAACAACCTCAGCAGTTTTTCCACCAAACCACTCCCATGCAGCTTGCCCAAATGCTTTGTTATTATGCTCACCCATAAATATCTTATTAAACTCTGCAAAGCCTTGAAGAAAAGGTTGCTCGCCTACATAATCAGCAGCACTCATTGTCATAATAGACGCTAAACTTTCAAGCTCATCCGTACCCATAACATATTTATATTGATTGTAATCAGCTCCCATAGCTAATAAACCAGATATAGGGTCAACCCTTGAGAATGGATAATATTTATAAGACCCATCGTCCTGCTTAAAGCCTATTGAATATGTTGGTATATTCATTTCTCTCATGTATTTTCTTACCTTGTAGTCTGGGTGTGGACCTCCTGTAACCTTTACATTGTCACCATACATACCACTAGTTAAATGAATGACACTTTGCATAATAGCATTACCTGTTAATATTTTTGCTAAGGCTTTGTCAAACTCTTTTCCTTGACCTCTTGATAATGGACCTACCACGTTAAAAATATTAAATGAATTATCTAACACAGTTTTACCTATATTTAATGGTGTTTTAACAAATGGAGCTAAGAAGGCTAAACCTGGTGTTTTAAATATTCTACTGACTTGTTTACCAATAGGACCAAGTTCTTGCTGAAATGTCATTTTCTGTGCGTGTTCGTCAGCTTGATCTAATATCTGGGTTGAAAAACTTCGAGTTGGATTTTCCATCATAGTTGCGATTGTTTCATCAGCCGCACTTTTAGCATCGTCAGCACTCATACCCTTTCTTAGGTTTTGCACCATGTCCATGTCTGCCTGCCTCATTGCCTCTTGATATAAAAATCTTCTTTTAGCAAAGAATTTAAAAAACGCATCTTCCGCTGCCAATGCTCTGCCACTAATTCTAGCAGTAATCCCTAACATATTTATAGCAGCCTCTTTAGTTTTACCTTCATTAAACTGATTAAAAACGTCAATCATATTGTCTGTGCCATCAGTCCCAGGCAATCGGATACCTTTTCTTCTTTTAAAATCAAATTTAGTAACAGAATCAGAACCCTCACCTGTTATCATGATTTTAGAAAATACTTTTAATGCATCATTCCAGGCATTAACATCTGCCAAATCAGAATGCATCGCTTGTTTTAAAGTAATTCTATCAAACTCATTTGTCTTCAACCCCATTGCCTTACCGACTGTCGTTCTAACTTTACCAATACCACTAGCTACAACATCGTCAACCTGGTCTTTTGCCATGTGTACCGCAGTACCAAAAGAGTTTACAACGTGTGTTGGAAATCCAGACAGTAAAGAATTATAATAAAGCTCCATAACAATGTCGTATCCTTGTTGCACACCTCCAAGTATTTTTTTCCAAAGGGTTGGTGTGAGTTGTTCAGATACTTTAGATAGTTCGGAATTATTAAAACGAGCAAACACATAACCTAATTCGTCCATAGTTAATTCGTCCATTGTAGTCAAATCAAGTTTTGCTATGCTTTTTAAAGTCGAATCGAAATCTACTTCAGTTATTTTTTTCCCATGTCGAGTCGCTGCTAATTTCTGACCTGCAGTTCTAATCTCTTGATTTAGGGCTTTTGACACTCTGCCCATCATAACTGTATGAACAACCATGTTTTTTAGAATCTTTTGTTTATCTTCTTTCTTAGACACTTTTTGTAGTTGTTGGGCTAGACCTCTAAACTCATTGGAAAGGTTTACCCCATTCATTAAATTTAATACGAAATCTTCATTGGTCATTGTTTTCAAAGAATCATATTTAAATGCGTTGTCTAAGGCTGTTCTTATTTTTTCTGGTGTGGCATTGTTTACTATTTCTTCAACTTTTAATGTCTTAGTTTTTATTCCGTCACCATAGGTCATTCTTATGTCATGGTATAATGCTTTCGTAACTTCTGGGTCTTCCATCGTATCGTCTTTTAATCGAGAAAGAAATTTAGAATAGTTAGATATATTGTCGTCTTTGTTTGCGTTAAGAGATATTTTTAATGGGTCAGCCACACCCTCGGCTAAACTTTTAGCTGAAGTTATCTCACCTTGAATTACAATTTCTTCTCCATACAGCTCAAGTTTATCAACAGGATCCATATAGTAATTACCCTCAACTTGTAATCCTTTTTTAGTTGCTGTTTTTAATAATTCTGTAAATTTACCCATTACTCATTCTCCATTGATGTTCCTGTCTCTAATAGTGTCATTCCACCTAGAGAAAGCAGCGGAAGTTTGCCTTGCATAAATTGTTTAAATACATTGTCTTTTGTATCGTTGGTAAGTTGTGCAGTAACATCAATTCTTTCTTCTAAAATATCAACAAATGTTTTTGGTTTACTTACTAATCCTGTTCTATCGCCATAATTAAACCATGTTAATGCCTGTGCTTCAGCAGGTTTTATTGATAGATTATTAGCTACTTTTTTATATATATCTGAGAATATTTTATATTCTGGTTTATATGATATTTTATTTCTTGCTTGTGTTGCGAAAGAAGCATCAATCATATCAAATGTTAATTTAGTTGGATTTTTTTTGTATTGTTTTTGAAATTTAGGCAATATAAATTCTATTGGCACTTTTCCAGGTTCGAGATCATTAAGTACAAAAATTACAGCTCTTATAGCATGAGAGTCAACAGTAACACCATTTAAATTACCTTGAACATTTTTTGCAAAACTATATGGCTTAGGTTGTGTGTTTACATTTAAACCTTCAGCTGCAACAGCATCTACTAATTTTCTATGCGTTCCTCCAGGACTTATCATCATGGGGTAACCTTTTTCAGATATTCCCTTTTTACCTGTTTTGGGATCAACAGTTCCAGGACCAATAACTGAATCAACAGGAATTTTTGCTGTTTGTTTTGCAGATACAAGAGAGGCAGACCTTAAATTTTCTTCTGTTGCTGATTTAGGGCTTGTTGCTGCATAATTTGAAGATAACTTTTCTAATTGTTTTTTGGCTACATCTTCTGGTATTCCTAATTCTGTAGCTTTATCTATTAAAGGTTGTGTGTTATAAAAAAATTGCTCGTTACTTCCTACCTTATCTTTTAATTTATTAGCAATTGTTGAGGCTATTTGATCACTAAAACTTTCTAATTTTTTTGCTCTGTTATTTTTTGGAAATGGTTTTGTTTCATCTATACTTGGTGTTTCTATTTCTGTCTGATCTGCTGTTTGTGTTTTATAATTTCTGTTAAAAAATTGGTCACCGCTTGGTTGTACTCTATCTTTAATAGGCAATTTCATTTGTTCTGCTCTTATGTCTACGACTTGTTTTACTTTTTTATTTATATTTACAACCTCATCTTTATTAGGAGCTAGTTTAGATACATTTGTATTTTTGTCTGCTTGTTCAATAATTGATTGTGCCAATTCACCTTCTGGATTTATTGCCGAACCAACAGAATACTTATCTAACAATTCATTACCTTCTTTTTTTAAGTTGTCTAATGATTGCTCTATCACCTCTGGTGATGCTTTACTTTTAATGTTTTTTAATACAACAGCTATTGTTGGTACAAGAGCTTCAACAGGTAAATCAGCTAACACATTTTTTAATCTGCCCTCAAAATCACTATCATTCGGATCTGTCATTAGTTTTCTAATCATTGGGTAATTGTCTGGGTCAGCACCCATAGACATAATAGCATCTACTAAATTTTCATCTGTACCTTCGTATGCTGTAAACGTAGAGCCTAAACTTCTAACAGCTTCTTTACCA